CATGTGCTGTTTCAAATGCTCGATCAAGTTGTTGAGGTATGCCGGGTCTGCAAATGGGTTTTGGCCCAAGAACGGATTCATAGCAAACTGCAAGTGGTCTTGAATGTGAGCAATGTGATCTTGTTGGATGTACGCATAGGCTGACTGGCCCACGAGCATTGCCGCATTCTCATCTGCTGAGGTGCGTTGCTCAGGTGCAGGCACATCATTCATGATGTCGTTGATGTTGGGCACTTTCATTTGCTTGAGCATGCGAGCAATCACTGGCCCAATCTTGAACTGATCAGGGAACTGCTGTGCCAACTGCAACACTGCCTGAGACTGCGCCATGCGCTGAGTCTCAGAAAAAATGTTGGGATCAGACACCGGCTGTACATCGGTGTTCTTGGAGAAGTCTTCGCGCGTGATCTCAAGGTCAGACACGATGTCTGCTTTTTGCATGTCGTCAAAGTACCAACGGTTCAGGCGGCACAGAATCTTCAACACACGAGCTTGTGATGCATGCAGGCGCGCATGGATTGATGAGTAGACTTGAGAGCCTTGCTCGATCAATGCTTGCGTGGTGCCCACAGGCGACTGTGCATTCACATCGGCAATCTTCTCTTCAGCCGTCGTGACCACAGAACTCGTGGCTTTGTCCAAGAAGCCAAGCAGTTGGAAGAGCACATCGCTTGGTGGGTTGAAGGGCATCGGCATAGCGATCTGCCGGATGTCTTGCACACCGGGCGCGCCTTCAATCTCAATGATCTGGGTTACATCGACCTGCTGAGACTGCCCACTAATCTTCGCGCCCTTGAGCTTAAGCATAGTAGCGGCGTTGTTAATGTGAGCACTGTCCAGTAGAGCGCGGAGAGAGCCAGTAAGAGCGGCAGACAGACCGCCAATGAGATGAGGTAGGCCAATAGCGTAAGCACCGCGCCATGGAATGAATTTGAACTCCACGACCCAGTCAAGTTTGGTGAGCGTCTCATCTGCTTCCTCCCAGTTGCGGTACAAACCAACGACCTCGTTGTCGAGCACATCAATCATCAAGATGTAAGGCGCGTTTTTGCCCTTGCTGTGCTTGTCTTCTTCGAGCTCAAGCCATGTGTAGATGTGATAGACGGTGCGAATGCCGTCCTTGTTCTCTTCGAACTGCTTGCCTTCAATCTTGTTGTTGGCCTTGGCTACCTTGCCTTCATCAATCGTGCCGGATGCCTGCACATAGTTGATGTCGCGGTACATGCCCGACTTGATGCGGCGCTCGAACTCGAATTGGGTGATCTCGTGAATCTCAGCGGCGCGCTGTGCCGTGTAAAAGTTGGTTGCCGCAAAGGGCAGGATCACACGGTCAATCGGCAGGAACTCGATGCATGGACGCTTCTTGTCTTCGTCGTACCACAGTTTCATGTACTGTGAGCCGCCGAGTGGCAGTTGGGTCAGCAGTTGTTCTTGTTCGTCGCGGAACTCTTCGATCTGCTCAGTGATCTGCCAGTTGAGGTACTCGACCTTGCGATCTGCCACCGCCGTCTTGAGATCGTCAACCTTACCAATGATCTTCGACTTGACCGGGCCATCTGGTGGAAAGAGCTCTTTGATTGCGCGAGCGGCAAAGTCAACGCAACCCTCAGCCATGGCAGGATGCACGACCTTAGAGGCTCCCATAAAGGTTGCACCTCCGGGGGCATCATTGCCCATACCAGTCCGTTTAATACCCTCTTCATATTGTTTGTCGCGCAGTTCTCGTGCCTGCTTATCGCTCTCAAGTAAGTCTAAGTAATTGAAGACGATGTCCGACAAAACACCGGGATCAACAGAGTCTGCTAGGTTGTCATAGAACTCTGGGTTGAATTCTGGGCCATCGTCAATGTCAACAATGGCTGAACCGTCTGGCAATTCGTCAGTGTCGAATGCAGGCATGTCCATCACAGCGGAGCCGTCTTCTTGCTCTTGAATGTTTAGGTCGTCGTCTTTTTCAGCCATGATTATCCTTTATTGCCTGAGTGCTTGTGCTTGGCTCGTGCAAGACTTTTTAAATTTAAGCCTTTGTGTGCCTTATGCGCATCAGGGCTGTGCAAGTGATGCTTGTGCTTGACATGGTCTTCAGGGTCATTGTGGTGCTCCAGTCCATGGAACTGGGCATAAAAATGATGTGAGTCTAGTTTCTTCTTGCTCATACTTCCCATCCTTCGTCATTTGATTTTTCTCTAGGCGCAGGCTCTTGTGGTTGGATATGCACCGTTCTGTTCTGCGGTATTGTCTCACCCAACTTAGGCTTGCCAGTCTTTGCCGATATCTCAGTGGTCGGCACACGGGCATACCTGCCGTCTTCTTTCTTCATCAACTGTGGATCGTACTTCACAAAGAATCCGTTAGAGTCAATGTGAGCGTTGCCTTTCTCACCGATGGCCTTCTTGTTCTTAAGGCCCACGATCACGCCATGCTCGCCCTCAGGCTGAATGTCCAGTGGTCGGAAGTCATGGCTGTCACCGTTGATGACCTTGAACACTTTGCCAGTCTCATGATCAACGATCTGGTGGGGCAGATGCTCATTGTGTGTGAAGGCCATCGCCACATTGTCGCCACCCTCCAACCGACGGCGCATCTGCTTCCAGTTGCTGTGTGGATTGTGGACATCTTGATCGCTCACACCAGTGCTTGAGTAAGTGTAGTGGTGGTTGGGCGCGATGGGGTTGGTGTTGTTCTTGGTGTAGTCATAGAAGGTCACATCAGGGTGACCGTTGATGATGGCCTTGTGGACTCGTGGATTGATGTCCGACAGCACATTGAGGCGCACACCTAAGTGGTTGTTGTTCTGTGCCGCAATCGCTTTGGCGTCCTGAATCTCATCGTACAGCTTGACAGCAAACGAGTGAGGGTCGTTGATCATCGCCAAGGTCTTGTTGAGACTGTTCAGGCGTGGGCCCTTAAACTCTTCAAGGTTGGTACCGCCACCCAGTTTGAAGTAGTTGCCTGAGGTCTTGCCTAAGCACTCTTCCTTACACGATGCTGAGTTGGGGCAGGTGTTGAACTTGCCTTGACCAAACGCAGGAGCCAATGCCAGACCAGTCGTCTCGACACCGCGCCCATCGGGAAGCTTGATGGCCTCCTCGCCGCCCTTCTCAGACTTGATGAGCTTGGCGTTCTTGCCAAGCAAGTCCTTGGGCTTGTTGTCGCTTGTGCGGCCTACATGGTTGGACACCATCTCAGCGGCTCTCACGCTGTTCATCATGCGGTGATGTGCAGGCAGTGCCAAGTGATGAGCAATCGCCTCATCGAAGGCGCGAGCCAGACTGGCGATGCTTGGGCTACCGGCGTCATAGGGTGTGAAGCCATTGGGGGTCTTCACTGCACCTTGAGTCGCAGGCATGATATTGAATACACGGCGCTTTGGTGGCTGACCACCATCACCCATGTGAGGAAAAGCATCACGGGCTTTCTTCTTCAGGAGCTCAAGTCGCATTGCACCACCTGAGGCCATGCCGGGCGCGGCTCCAGTGGCAGGTGCAGGAGGTGGGGCCATAGCCGCCAGAGCTTGGCCTTGAGGCGTCATTTGAAGCATGTTGCCCATCTGTGCAGGAGCTCCACCGCTTGGGCCAGTGGGCGCGCCACCGGGAGCAGGAGGAGTGCCGGGCGTCGCACCGGGAGCACCGGGCTGACCGGGCTGAGGTTGACCGGGCACAGGTGCAGGGATTGGATTGAGTTGTTGACCGGGCTGTTGGGAGTTGGTGTCCACGCCACCGATTGGCATGCCTTTGTTGGTCGCTACGCCACCGATTGATGGGATGCCACCAATTGCTTTGGGGTTGGGGTTGACGAACATCTTGGGCTCCATGTCCAGAGCTTCATTCACGCCGATGCTGTCCATGAGGTCGGGGTTTCTGTGCTGTGCCAGATTGACGCGCATCTGCGCTAGTGATGGGGTGTCCATTATTCCTCCGATGATTTTCTATCAATTATCCTATGCGGATTGCTTGCCGTCCACCGGCAATTGGGGCACCGGTTGTCCCCCTGACAGACTCCGAGACTCTCGCAACTCCTCTTGCTCTTTGCGCCACTTGATCCACTCACGCAGTTGTTGGACGGCGAGTTGCTCCCAGATTTCTGTGCGGTCTTGGACGCTGATCTCGAACCGGTTTTCGCAGACCGTGGTGCGCACTCCATCGAGGTGCATGACGCGTTTGTAGGTGCCATCTCGTTGTTCATAGTACAAGTAGTCTTCATCTGCCATGCTGTCTCCTCTCTGGTTGATACTAATTAAATTAGTAGGTAGAAACCCTTACTAATTAAATTAGTAGTGGTCATTGCGAATAAGGGTTTTGACGCCCCTTCATGTTGTAAATCTCTGCGTCACTGATGTCATCGGGTTCGAGCTCCTCACGGGGGCCGGGATCAATGCTGATCCACCCGGCGTCCCTCAAGTACCGCAGGGCCTGACTGATGCAGTCCACGAACTCATCATGGATTGTGCCCTCAGGGAATGAACAGATTTGTGACACCATGCCCTCGGCCCAGTCACGCACGAAGCCGGGGGTCTTGGAGCTCTCAGGCACCCAGACGCGCCCTGCCTTGATGATGTTGGCGACGATGGACAGGCGCTGTATCTTGTCGGCCCGTCCGGGGTTGTAGGGCATGACCGGCAGGTGGGCGCGCTGTAAGTCTTGGATCAGGGAGATGCCTGCGCTCTTGTCTTCGATCAGGATCAGGTCAACGAGCTTGCGGGTCTTGCCTTCACCGTAGACCACCTCGAACTCGCTCATGATCTTGGGGCGCAGGTCAGGGTACTGCAGGTGCTCTTGCCAACAGTCGATGATAAGCACCGACATGGCTCCGTCCTCTGGGCGATAGACGCCAAGGGTCATGTGGCCCGTGGGGTCGTTGTGGGTTTTGTCCGAGGTAGCGCAGTCCACCGACTGGATGATGTACTCGAACTTGGGGAAGGGCTTGTCTTTGGGCCAGAGCCTAAACCACTCACGGCGAACGATGCCGCCTTCCTCAGGGTCAATGATCTCAGCGTGAATCTCCTGCCTGCCGAGGTTGGTGCCCTCGTACTGCAAAATCTGCTTCTGGAAGGAGGGCGCAAGGTTGTCCTTGTTGATGTAGGTCGATGCCTTGGTGATCACCACATCGTCGTTCTCACGGCTCAAGAGCTCCATGATCAGGGGTTTGGGCTTGGGCGTCGTGGTGGCGATGATGCGGGTTCGTTGGCCCAGACGCACCGCGAATTGAATCTGATCCCATGCGGCCTGCAGGTCATCGTAGGCGGCGAGCTCATCGAGCCATGCGCCATGCCACTGACCACCACGGAAACGCTCCGGCTCCGATGCCGGGATGCCCTTGATGAATGAGCCATTGATGAGCCTGAGCTCGTGCAGGGCTTTGTTGTAGTCCTCGATCAGGGAAGGTGGGCACACATTGAGCAGGCCAGAGTCACCTTCGAAGCAGGTGCCACGGATGTCGCCTGATGTGGGCGCGGAGACGAGCCATCGACTGCCGGGCATATCCCATGCCCACTCAAGTAGCGTCTCAGTGGCGGCGCGGGTCTTGCCGGCTCCACGGCCTGCGAGCATGAGCCAGATGTTCCACCATTCGCCTGCAGGCTCAATCTGGTGCTTGTGGGCGCCCTTCATCCACTTCATGCGCCAATTGATCACCGTCTGGGCAATATTCGTCCGTTGGGCGTAATCCTCTTTGAGGGTGTCTTCGTCGTCAAGGATAAGGTCTACAACACTCATACGGGCTTGATGATGGCGTAGGGTTCATTGGTGCGCTTCTGGGCGTCCTCGATGGCGTGGAGGTCTTCCAGAATCTCTCTGTTGACCACAATCAGGTCACGATCAAATAGCCAACTCTCGATCACATTGGTCGAGTCCTTGCCCCACATGAATACGGGCCAGAGGTACAGGCGAATGCGAAAACGCCAAGAGATGAGCATGTGGGTGTGAGTGTGATACCAGACCCACCGGAAGGTCACATAGGGCTTGCGCCATGTGCCAAGCGTGATATTGAGGCCAACACGGGCTATGCGGCCCTCAGGTGTGTACTTAATCATTCTGCTTGCCTTTGCATCTTGATGGCCTTCAAGAGCTCGCCAAACACGCCGAGGTTGTGTTCATGCACCACTGGGCTCTCGTCGTCTCCTGAGTGAATTGTGCGGTCACCATACTTCTTGGGCTTGAGCTTCATGGCTGTCCACTTCCGGGCCTCAATGCGTTGCTTCTGGTAGGCCACATAGCCGGAGTCGATCTTCAGGTCGATGACATTGCCGTCCTTGTCCTTGATCTCAAGCATCTCAGGCTTTTCGTCAGCGATGGCGACGATTTCGTCAGCGTGGGTGTCAGCCTGCTCCTCCCGCGCGCGTGTGTAGTTCTCCGCAAACTCCTTGTGGCGCAACAACCATTCGTACACTGTGGACTGCACAGGATATCCCTCCTCCATGCATATCCGTCTCAGAGACTCCCCCATAGATAGCCTCTGGCATATCTTGTTGGCTATCTCTTCACTGTATGTGGATGGAGCTCCCACCTTGTTCTTTGTCTTGGTCGTCATACTCTTCCTTTTTGGCGCGCAATCTTTTCAGCGCATAGGCATAAGTGTAACTCTTAGTTCGTTTTTGCGTAAATAGGCCAAAAAAAAGGGAAGGCTTTTACACCTTCCCAAAATTGCCCCTCGTGGGCAGGGCAACTGCAATCTTCAGAATCCGTTCTTAATCTTCAGCTTGGCTTCGGTTCGCTTCATCAATTCCCAGTCTGAATCCGTGCTTTCCCAAAGCTGATTGGCCTCCTCATCCGTCAGCCCAATCCATTCACGCTGTGGTTGTGGTGTGGTGTAGAGGGGTTCATTCAAACAACCTTCTCCACCAATACTTTCTGCAAACCAGAAACCAAATTCAGGTTCGTTTGGATACGAAACTCGCCACGCCACAGGCTCTTGCTTCTCTGCTTGCTCTATGGCTTGGCGTAGGGATGTGGCCTGTACTGTCGCAAAACATTTTGCTTCGTACATACTATTTGCTAGCGATCCAACACTTCTGTCGTGGTCGTACCAACTTGCGATGTCTTCAAACGCCTCCAGCGCCTGTTTCATTGCTTCTATGCTCATGAATTCCTCTCTTTGAGCATTTCCTGCATGCGCAGGAGCATGAGCTCTGGCCTTCCCTGCCATCTGTCATCACACAGGATTTCTGCGATCTCCTTGTGCTTGAGGTCTTTCCACTCTCTTGGATGATCGTACAGGGGTTTCTCGTTCCAGTAGGGATACCGCTCATGCCAGTCTTTGCGGGTTTCGGTCAGCACTGGGTGCTCTTCGTCGTCGTCGATGTAGTAGTGGTAAGCAACTGGTTTTGACATGTCAGCCCTCTATGCGCGCCCGGATGATGTCTTGGAACTGTCCGATCAAGTCCCATCGACCTTGGATGTAGTCACTGTTGGCGGCGATGCCGTTCTTAAGTTTCAACAGCTCCTCTTCGAGCTCTTTGCGCTCTTTGTTGCGCTCTTCCTTTAGTCGCCCAGAGAATGCCTGCGCGATCCACATCATGAAGGATTTGGCGCTCTCTTCCATGTCGCCCTCAAACTTGAGCTCCGGGCCGTTGAAGTCGAGCCGCCCAACCACTTTGGCATTCATGCCATCAATGACATTATGAAAAATAATGTTGTAATTCTGCTTGAGGTTGATCTTAAGTTCGGTTGGCACGATAAAGGCTTCTTCCACCTCATCACCCCATGGATACTTATCCAAGGGCTCAGTCATGGTGCTCACTCCGAGTCAGGCGGCTTGATGCCCACGACTTGTACGCCTTGAGCTCCTTGTTCTCCTCCTTCAGGCGCTCGATCTCGCCTCTCTGGTGGTTCATGATGCTGTGAGCTCGCTCAATCCAGTCCTTGACCTCTTGAGGCATGCCGAAGGTGGGCTCCTTTGAGATCGCGGTGGTTTTCTTTGCCGGCGCCTTCTTTGCCGGGACTTTCTTTGCGACGGTCTTAGTTGCCATTGTTTTGCTTTCTGCAGGCTTCACGCACTGCTTTAGGGAAGTCAGGGGAAATCTCTGCAATGCGGCAATCGTACTTGGCCTCATGCTGTACGGGCACCAGATCAGGCATGAAGGCCATGCCAACGATGAATGCCACGAAGAGGGTGCCGATGATGATTTTGTCGAGGAGGGATTCCTCTTGCTGTTGGTAGTTCATGATCTTACGCTTCCTCCACAGTGATTTTGTATTTCTTGCCAAGGTATTCTGCCTCGATGGTTTTCTTGGTGGTGAGCAGGTAGCCGCCCTCTGGGTGAAGGTCAGACTTTACTGTGCTTGTAGCCACGCCAGTCACTGGCAGGGCATGCTTGATGCTGTTGGCGATGTAGTCGCAGTAGGCCATTATGCTTGTGGCCTTGCCTGCGGTGTCGAGGGCAATTTCTACCACTTTGTTGGTGGACATCTTGATCATTGGTTTGAAGTCTTCCATGTCATTCTCCTTAGTTGAAATATTCAGCAATCTCTGACTCAATCTCTTGGGTCATCTTGTCGTCAAGCTTGCGCTCAAGCCATGCGGCTTTGCGACCACGACGGTCAAGCACTTCGAACTCACACTCGGTGTAGCCATGGTAGTCCCAGTCACTGGCGGCGTGGTAGCTGTAAGAGCCCTTCACGCACTCGTAGTGGGTCACGCCAATGATGCATGGGATGCCTGCGACACGGCTTTCAATTTCTGCGATGTATGACATATCTAACTCCTTGTTTGAACCTGCTTCGTTGCAGTGATTAGAATTCTAACACAAAGTTAGATTGTGTCGTCAACATTTATTTTTGTAGGTACTTTCCCTAATGTTTGGTCGGCGGTGGCCTGCAGGTGTTCCAGTCGCCAAACTGGCCCAGATTCATGACCTTGTCGAGCAAGTCCTGCGTTGCCTGCGATGCATGGGCATTGTCGAACTTGTGTTTGACCTCCTTCATCATGATGTGCATGAAGGGGTCTATTTCGCCCCCACGGCGCTCCACGATGAGGATGGATAGGGTCATGAGGGTGGTGCTGATATTTGCCGCCACAGACAGGCATACATCGTGTCCATGCTTATCCATGATCTGGTGGAAGTACCGTTGAATGAGCGGGTCAACCCTTTTCAGAAGCTCCCCGACCTTTTCGATGTCTTTTTCGATACTCATCACTGCACCATTTGGCTAGGGATGCGATTGCGAATCTTCTCGGCGATCTCATCTTGGCCTGCCTCTTTGGCGATGTCTGCGCAGGCTTGGCGCTCGATGAAGATGGCCTGCTTGGTCGTCTCAATTGCCACCTGCATGATCTCAGCCTTGGCAAGCACCAAAGCCTCGTCGAATTCAATTTGAGTGAAGAACTTCATGGTTCCTGCGTTTCCCAACAATTGGCGAGCCAATGGGCTCAATTCTTTCTTTTCCATTTAATACCTCTCGTTTTTTTGTAACCACCACAACATGCCAAGCGCCACCAAAATAATTACCACGATGGTAAGGCCGGCAATCAAAAGAAAATTTAGGATGGTCGTGATCATTTAATTCGTGCCACCTTCGCGCGCTTCATCACCAACTCGTACTCGGCCTTGGCCTTGTCGTCGAGCTTACGCAATGGAAGTCCCTGATAGAACTTCCATTTGGCTTGAAACTCAGGCAACTCACTTGCAGGCACCCAACCCATCTGGCGCCACCTCACGGTGATGTCGGTGCCTGTTGGTGTCCAGACATGTTCGTTATCTTGATTCATGCTACCTCCTTTGTGTTGATGCCCAGATGACTGAGCCCTTCGGGTGTGATCCTCCAAACGACTGCTTTACGCTTGGAGACAGTTTGACGCCGGTGGCCTGAATCTTCAACCAGTCCTGCGTCCATCAGAGTGACCCTACAAGGCCGGTATGAGTTGCCCGGCATGTTGAGGGCCTGCTGACCTTCTTCGTCGGTGATAGGCCGCTTTGCGATAGCCACCAACACCGAGCGTCGCACATCACTGAACTTCTCAGATGCCTTCAGGGCCGAGGCGATGCTCGTGTCACTATGGCGTTGATGTGGTGGGAGCTCGCCGAGTGACTTGCGCTTCTTGCGCGACATCTTGGCGATCTCCGTTTTCACAGCTTGGATTGCCGCACCAGTGTCTGCGTGTGTCCAGTCACTGGTGAGGACTTCCAAGATCAATTGAAGGTCTTGGAGTGTCATATCAAAAGTTGTAATCGTAAAACTTCTGTGGTGAATTCGATAGCCCAAACCGGCGCCCATGCTTGTCCTTCCATGTGCCCGACTTATGCAGGCGAATGCGGATGATTGGGTTCTGAGGATTGCTCTTGATGTGCCATGCCTGCGCGTTGTCGCTCACCGCGCTGAAGCCGCCGGGCACGAAGGTGGTCTTGACGCTCTCGTCCTTCTCTGCATCCATCTCTCGCACTTCAAGAGTCCTGTCGCTGACCTTCTTCACGACCTCGTAGGGATTGACATCTGACCAACCGTAGTGATTTGCGTAGTTCATGATTTACTCCTTGGAAATTGCGCGTTGCAGGGCCTCGATGAGGGCTTCGGTTTCTTCGCGGGACATAGCCACTGATGCGTGACCGCCGGGGAAGAAGATAGACATGTGTGAACCGTCGTCAAAGTCGCTGACCATGATCTTGCGGTCAGACTCGACGATCTTGATGGAGGTGTCTTTGTTTTCGATTGTTACGCTCATGGTGATCTCCTAAGGGGCCGAGGCCCCGTTGATTATTTGACTGGGGTTACTCGGATGTCGGCGCGGCCTTCTTTGCGGAAGGTGTCGAGCACATCATCTTGGATGCCGTAGGAGACGCAGAGCTTGCCGTAATCAACGGTGCCCTTAACTTGCACGAGCTTGATGTCAACGCTGTGCAACTCACCTTGGTGTTTGCCTTCGCCGTACTTGTTGGCGATGGCCTCTTTCATGGCCTTGACTTGTTCTGCCAGAGCTTTGGCTTGTTGGTCGAGCACAAAGAGTGCATCGATGTCAGATACGAGAGACTCGACAGTTGCGAGGGCTTGAATGTTTGCTTGAACTTCTGTGATCATTTCGATCTCCTTGATTAAACCTGCGACAGTGCAGTGATGAGAAGTATAACTCTAAGTTAGAGTCTTGCAAGCACTTTTTAAAAATATTTTCTAAGGAAAACCCTAATGTTGCTTTTACGCTACTAATTTAATTAGTAGTCAGGAACTTAAACACATGCCGGATGGTCACATTCAGGGCATCGAGCTGATCCATCTTGGCAATAGCCCACGCGCGCTTGTTCCCATGCCATCCCATGTTCGAGCCTTGGTGGCAGGACTTGCAGAGGGCCACCACCGTAAAGTGCTCACCTTGCTCGATGTGGTGTGCATCACTGGGCCCCGGCTGTCCACAGACTGAGCAGGGCTGTTCTTTGACGAGCCCCACCCACTTCTTTTCAAGCGTGTCGTAACTGCCGTTCATAGGCCAACGATCTCATTCGGGAATTTGAAATAAGGAGTTGAGTTGCCGTCGGGTGTGTAAGGTGCGGCGGCGCCGGTTTCGTTGAATGCCGCGAACGAATGCCCCTGCAATTGCTCAAGCAGGCCAACACACATGTTGTAGGACAAAGGCGCCTTCACAAGCTCTTTGTGCCGCTCCATGAGTTGACCAACCATGTCGATCTGCTGACGAATCATCATCATGACGGCGAGCCGGTGGTCGCGCGCAAGCTTCTCTTTTTGCCAGACTTCGGTTTCTTTTAAGTGCTTCATGTTTTCTCCTTCACATTACTGATTTATCCATCACCCTGTTGGAGGCTTCAGTTGAGCGCCAAACCTCGATTCGAGCCTGCGCTGATACCAATCCCCATCTGAGTGTCTCTTCGGCCTCCACGGCCCCCTCTAGGCCCTTGAGCAGTTCCACATACGATGGGTCTGCATAGGCTTCGATCTCTGCCGCCGCCACGGTCTTGATGCCGCGCGACAATGCGGCCTTCATCAGCATGGCTTTTTGGCTCTTGCGGTACTCTTCCAAGTAGGTGCGGTGAGCCTTGGCCTCGGCGTATTTGCGACCATGCGTGTAGAGGTAGTCCACCGCGTCGTTAATGTCCTTTTGGTTCATTCCAATACTCCTCTACCCAGTGTTCATAAAAGCCCCAACAAATCAGCCAATCCCACATCAACTTTTGCGCCATTGGATTGCGTGAGTCGGAATAGAACTTTGCCATCTGCAGGCAAGTTTC